CGGGAGAACTAAAGCGTTTAATCATTAACATGGCCCCACGTCATACGAAGTCAGAGTTTGCATCCTTCTTGTTTCCTGCGTGGATGATGGGTAAAAATCCAAAGATGAAGATTATTCAGGCAACGCACACGACAGAGCTTGCCGTTAATTTTGGCCGTAAAACAAAAAACCTTTTGGATAGCGATGAGTTTAAGGAGGTGTTCCCAGATGTTAAACTGGCTGCTGATAGTAAAGCTTCTGGTCGTTGGGATACTTCTTCTGGCGGGATGTACTACGCTGTCGGAGTGGGATCTAACCTTGCCGGTCGTGGTGGCGACTTGGTGATCATAGATGATCCTCATTCTGAGCAGACAGCAATGTCCGCTAACGGTTTTGATGATGCTTGGGATTGGTACACAGGGGGCCCCCGACAAAGGCTCCAGCCGGGTGGTAGTATAGTTCTGGTTCAGACCCGGTGGTCCGAAAAGGACATGACGGGGCAACTGCTACGTGCAATGGCTAAAGATCCGTTAGCCGATCAGTGGGAAGTTGTGGAGCTCCCTGCCATCTTTGATGATGAAAAGCCGTGCTGGCCGGAGTTCTGGTCTTTGGAAGATCTGACCGCGGTCAAAGCATCAATCCCGCCAAGCAAGTGGAACGCCCAGTATCAGCAAAATCCGACAGGCGAAGAGAACGCCATCATCCGTCGAGAGTGGTGGAACAAGTGGGAGCATGACCGCATTCCCAACCTTGAATATGTTATTCAGTCGTATGACACGGCTTTTAGTAAACGCGAAACGGCGGACTATTCGGCCATCACAACGTGGGGTGTGTTTCGTCCAGAGGAGGTTGGGGGCCCTCCGGGACTCATACTTTTGGACAGTCAGAAAGGACGGTGGGACTTTCCAGAGCTAAAAGAGATCGCGTTGGAGCAGTATAAGTATTGGGAGCCCGATACAGTAATAGTTGAAGCCAAAGCATCAGGACTACCTTTGACACACGAATTACGAAACATGGGAATACCCGTTGTTAACTTTACGCCGAGCAAGGGTAATGATAAGGTGACCAGAGTTCATTCTGTGTCGCCGCTTTTTGAGGCAGGTATGGTTTGGGCCCCCGACACCACTTTTGCGGATGAGATCATTGAAGAGGTGGCGGCGTTTCCAAACGGGGAGCATGATGACTTGGTTGACAGCATGACACAGGCTTTGATGCGCTACAGGCAAGGTAACTTTGTACAACTGCCCACAGATGACTGGGATGATGAAGACGCTCACGTGCAGGTTAAGGCATACTACTGATGGCGGAACGTCCACAACCACGGGGTTTTGACGTAAACCAGCCCGGTTCTACGCGAGAGACGTTTACGGGTTTGGCCCAAGGTGCAACTACGGACCTTGTGGGTAGTGTCGTTGACCTTGGTGCAGCCGCTACGGGTATAGCTTCTCAGGTAGATCCCCGCCTTCTTGCCATGTCTCCAACGGCTTCTTTGCTATCTTATTTAAATCCTTTTGCAGAGCAGGCTCAAAAGGTTGCGGGATCCGAGGCTCTTGGACAACGGGTCTTTGGCGATGCCCCTACTGAAGAGTTACAAAAGATTAGAGACGATGCCCGGTTAGTTGGTGGGGTAGCGGGTCTTGGTGAGATGCTCACGGCCAAAGGGGCTAAATCAGTTGCTGGCGGCATTGAAGATTTCATGCAGTTTTTGCCGAATGTTCGGGCGCAGGCAGTCACCCCGGAAGGTTCGATGTTGCCGCTACCGGACGACACTCTACCAGACACGTCTATTACAGAAATTCTTGCGGGTAGAAACTCTACAACGGGTCCTGCGAAAGAAAAGATAGCTAAAGAGCTTCGCAAGATGGGTAAAAATGAAGATGAAATATTCAGGGCAACACAGGCTTATTTTGACAGCGATGTTTTAGGCATGGATGTTGATGCCTTTCGGCATGAGATACCTAACACTGAAAAGTCTACTTTAAAAATAGGGGATAAAAGCTCTCAGGTAAGCAGATACACTGTTAAAGGTGGGGATTATTTTTACGCTAAAGACAGAGTGTCGTTTGGTTTCAAACCGGATGTTCAAAGATATGAGTATGATCCGAATACAGAAGACCTGTTTTTAAACGATATGCCTGAAGAGGCTAGGTTCGCGGATGGACAAAAAGGTTTTGGTCGTGCCCCCACCTTGTCAGAGGTTTTAGACTTTCCAGAATTATTTGAAGAATACCCCCAGCTTCGCGATGTTTATGTAGTAGGCGTGGAAGCTCCTAACATAAAAGTTGGGGGCGAAACCAAGCAGCTTGGTGGTTTTTATTTGCATGATGGTGTTCGTGGAAAGCCGACTATAGCGATGGCGCAAGCTACGAATGCTCGTGATTTTCAATCTTCATTATTGCACGAGATACAACACGCGGTTCAAGCGGTTGAGAACACTCCGGGTGGCGGAGAGTTCATGTCGATATACAACTCTCTTAAAGAACGTCTAGGAGTAGAGGGTGATAGCGACTATGTGATGGGTCGGGCTATAAATGTGTATGAAGCTTTATACGGAGAGATTGAAGCTCGTGTTGTTCAACAACGCTTTTTAAACCCGGAGCTAAAAACAGAAATCCCTGTTGCAACTCGCAAAAGAGAAGCGGCTGACACTGACATAGTGGTTGATGAAACAGATGCTGTGGATACTATTGACGACGCCATCCGTGAAGAACTTGAGTACGGAGATGTAGATTACGAAGAAGTGTACCCTAATCAGTTTCAAGCATCTTTAACTACCGCCCCCAAGTCAGCCGAAAATTTGGGTGTTCTAGGGTATAAAAATTCCGACACAGGTGATTTTATTCCCTATGTTTTTTATCACGGTACAACAGACTCTTTTGAAGATTTTAAGGTGGGCCCGTCGGGGGCTATTTATCTTTCAGACAACCCGAAATATGCCGAAGAGTACGCGGGAGTAATTCCACAGTACGGCTCGTCGGGCAAATATGAGCCCATTGTGAGTGAGGGTGCGAACATTCGTCCGGTGTATATAAAAGATAACCTAAACATTTTTAATCCGGAAAACCCGAAACACGCTAACATACTTAGAGAAGCGGGAGTTCCCGTTGATGAAATAAACCCGTATTTGCCAAGCCCGTATGACGAGACTTTTTTAGAACTTATGAGGGTGGGGAATTACGATGCGATGGAATCTATCGCCCCCGTTTTAAAAGAAAAGGGCTTTGACGGGTATCAAACCTACGAAGGTGACACCTTTAATTATGCTATTTTTGATCCCAAAAACCTTGTTTCTGCTACAGCTAAAAAAGCCGAAGGCGGTGTAATAACACTGGCCGACGTAGCGCGGAACATGAGCCGCGGACCACGGGGCGTGGCTAGTTTAGCCCCTGTTGCTAGAAATATGAATCGTCCTATGGTAAGTTAGCCTCAAAGGAGACGCTAAATGGCACGTAAACCGATTGCAGGAATGATGGACAACGTCCCGTCTCAGTTGGACACGGAGGATCTCGCCGCCGAAATAGAACTTGAGCTACCGGGCAGCATGGACGACAACGTGGTCGCCTTTGAAGGTGTAGCTGAAGGCATGGACATTGAGATGATCCCCGAAGATGACGGCGGTGTGACCATTGATTTTGATCCGCAGGACCAGCGCGGGGGCGGTGATGATTTCTATATGAACCTTGCAGAGGAGATGCCTGACAGGGAGCTTGGTCGCATAGCCGGTGAACTGCTTGCAGAGTTTGATGCAAACAAATCTAGTAGACAGGATTGGGAAGATGCCTATGCCAACGGTCTTGAACTTCTTGGCTTCAACTATGAAGAAAGAACACAGCCGTTCCGCGGGGCCTCTGGTGTTACGCACCCGTTGCTTGCCGAGGCGGCTACGCAATTTCAAGCGCAGGCGTTCAATGAGTTGTTGCCTTCCAGCGGCCCCGTGCGAACTGCTGTTATGGGAAGCGAAACAACCGCCAAACAGCAGCAGTCACAACGTGTAAGGCAGTTTATGAACTTCTACATCACCAACGTGATGGAGGATTACACGCCAGACATGGACCAGATGCTGTTTTATTTACCGCTAGCGGGCAGCACTTTCAAAAAAGTTTACTATGACGAAACAATGGGCCGTGCGGTAAGCAAGTTTATACCGGCGGAACACTTGGTTGTTCCTTATGACACGGCAGATTTGGACACTTGTCCTAATATAACGCAGGTTTTGCGTATGTCGTTGAACGATCTTCGCAAGAAACAGGTGTCTGGGTTCTATCTGGACATACCGGTTTTACCCGCGCAGGCCGAAATGGACAGCGTGGGCGACGAGATACAACGTATTGACGGTGTTACGCCCTCTCAGATCGACTATGACTGCACTATTTTGGAATGCCATGTCGATTTGGACCTTGAAGGGTACGAAGATGAGGACGAAGACGGCGAGCCCACCGGTATCAAGATACCATATGTGGTAACAATTAGTCAGGACAACGGCCAGATACTGTCAATTCGTAGAAATTACCGCGAAGACGATGATTTGCAGAGAAAAATACAGTATTTTGTGCATTACAAGTTCCTTCCGGGCTTTGGTTTCTATGGTTTGGGCCTTATTCACACGATTGGCGGGCTTTCGCGCACTGCAACAGCGGCTCTTCGCCAGTTAATCGACGCTGGAACGCTTTCCAACCTACCAGCAGGCTTCAAGGCCCGCGGACTACGGATCAGGGACGATGATGACCCGCTACAGCCCGGTGAATTTAGGGATGTGGACGCTCCGGGCGGGGCTATTCGTGACAGTTTGATGCCTTTGCCGTTCAAGGGGCCGGATCAGACGCTGTTTCAGTTATTAGGCTTTGTTGTTAACGCTGGTCAGCGGTTCGCGACCATTACTGACATGAAAGTTGGTGACGGTAATCAGCAAGCTGCGGTAGGCACTACTATAGCTTTGTTAGAACAGGGCTCACGAGTGATGAGCGCGGTGCATAAACGGTTGCACTATGCCATGCGTCAGGAGTTTAAGATCCTTTCGCGAGTGATGAGCGAGAGTTTGCCGCAAGAGTATCCGTATTCTGTGGAAGGTGCGGACGCTACTATCATGGCGTCGGACTTTGATGACCGGATAGACGTTATTCCGGTATCGGATCCGAATGTGTTTAGTCAGGCACAAAGGATTGCTTTGGCTCAGACTAAGTTGCAGTTGGCTGGGGCTGCTCCGGAGTTGCATAACATGCACGAGGTATATCAGGACATGTATGAGGCTCTTGGTGTACGGGACACGGACCGTATTATGAAGCGCGTCCCTGACGAGGAGCCGGTTCCCAAGGATCCTGCACAAGAGAACATCGACTCTATGGACATGATTCCATTGAAAGCTTTTGAAGGGCAAGAGCATGAGGCACATATAATGGCTCACATGGTCTTTGGATCTACACCAATGGTTGCGGCGATGCCTGCCATTGCTATGGAACTACAGAAGCATATCATGGAGCACGTAAAGATTGCCGCGCGGGAGCGGGCGGCAGTACAGTTTATTCAGTCAAGGCAAGCGGCTGGGGGTGAGGCGGCTACGGAAGAAGAAATGTTGCAGGTTGAGGGCTTGACCGCACAGTTTGTTGCCGAAGGTATGCAGATGGTCAAGCAGATGTCTGCACAGGTATCCGGTCAGGGCCCTGATCCGTTAGTCAAGTTGAAAGAGCAGGAGCTCCAGATCAAGGCACAAGCGGAACAGGCTGACGCACAAGTGGATCAAGCCAAGCTTAATCTGGATGCACAGAACCAGAGGATGCGAGCAGATCAGTTCCAGCAAAGGCTGGCTAGCCAAGAGCGGCAGACGCAGGCTCGTATTAACGCCGCTATGGAACGAGAGTTTATTAAGCAGAGAGGTGAATAAGATGAGCGCAGTAAAGATTGTGACTAACAAGCCGGGTTCAGCGCCAAAAGTTGATGATTTTGCTGACATCAAAGGTCAGGGTCGTATACCTTACGGCAAAACTGCTGACGCCAAGATCCCTACGACTATGAGCCGTATGACTGCTCGCGGTATGGGTGCAGCAGTAAAAGGTGGCGGTTACAACGGTTATAGTTAAGCCCTACCTTTAGCTACGGGAAAAGCTAATGGATCCAGTAACTGCTATGGCAACGGCGTCTGCCGCTTTTGGAGCTATTAAAAAAGGCTTTGCAATAGGCAGAGACATTGAGTCTATGGCCGCTGACTTATCAAGATGGATGGGTGCTCTCAGTGACCTAGACATGCTTGAGAAAGAAGCCAAGAACCCTCCCATCTTTAAAAAGCTGTTCAATGGTAAGTCCGTTGAACAGGAAGCTATAGAAACCTTTGCCGCTAAAGAAAAAGCCGAGCAGCAAAGACGAGAGCTTCAACAATGGATTGGGCTGACTCTTGGTAAGTCCAAATGGGACTCCCTTGTAAAAATGGAAGGTCAGATCCGCAAACAGAGGCAGGAGACTTTGTATAAGCAAAGGCAACGCCGTCGCAAGTTTGTAGAGATTGTGGCGTGGATAGTGATGAGTCTGGTTGGTGCGGGCCTGTTGATTGGGTTTGTCTTCTTTTTGAAGGGGACAGTAGCTAACGCAGACGATCTGATGGTAACTTGCCGAAAAGTAAAATGCGAAAAGCTGGACAACAAGCAAACGGTTTGTGTGTTCAAGGGTGCAAACAACACCATTGAGTCACAGATTTTTGCATACATGGAGTACATACCGTCAGAATATCAATGCAAGTATGACCCTAACGCTAAGAGGGAAATGACGGTTCAGGAAAGCCTGAAAGAGATACGGGAGAGCCAGAAATGAATAAAAAGCTACAGCCAGAAAGCGATTACGACAAATATGACCTTGACGGAGATGGCGTAGTCACAGACGACGAACTTGAACATGCAAAAGAGATCCGTGAAACAGAACGAGATTTACGTAAAAGTCTGGCTCAGTTGCGTATGGCAAGATACACTTTGATAGGCATGGGCTTGTTCACCGCCGCGCTGTTTACACCTTGGATACCTCTTGAGCGTATCGAAGCTCTGTCCGATATAAGCAACTTATTCTACATTAGTGGGGCAGGCATCGTTGGGGCGTACATGGGCACAACTGCATGGATGAGTCGGAAGTGATAGATGCCTTTTTGTTGTTGGTATACCTTGGCACAGGAGAGTTTCGTAAATTAGATAGTGCGGACATGTATTTTTATTCTGTTACAGAATGTAATTATTTTGCCTCACAAGTGTCTAAAAGATACGGAAACTATAGTTACTCACAGTATGTTGACGAAAGAGATCGTGCCACCGCATACTGTGTGCCGCGTCGTGTAGACCCTGAAACAGTAAAGGTATATTAAAATGTTACAGGCCCTCATAGGACCAATAGCTTCGTTAGCTGGGACTTGGCTAGATGGTAAAGTGGAAAAAACTAAGGCTGAAGCTGCAACGAAAGTCGCAAAGGCCAAGGCTGAAGCGGTTATTATGGAAAAGAAGGCCACGGGGGAGATCGACTGGGACTTAGAAATGGCAAAAGGTAGCCAGACCTCTTGGAAAGACGAATGGCTTACTATTTTGTTTTCTATTCCGTTAATCCTAGCCTTTATTCCGGGCATGGAGGAGGTGGTAGCAAATGGGTTTGAACAACTCAAAGCGATGCCAGAATGGTATCAATATTCTTTGGGGGTTATCGTTGCTGCCTCATTTGGGGTTCGTAGCGCTACTAAGTTTTTTGGAAAGAAGTAATTATGAACAAAGAAAAATTACGCGAAGAAATAGCCGAAGACGAAGGCTGTAAGTTTGAAATTTATTTAGATCACCTTGGTCTACCAACTTTCGGAATTGGAGCGCTGGTCAAGGAAAACGATCCTGAGTATGGTCAGCCTGTCGGAACACCTGTGGATGAAGAGCGAGTGCGCCAGAGATTTAGTCTGGATATTGCTGTAACTATAGAGGATTGCAAAGTTTTGTATGACGACTTTGACGATTTGCCTGAAGAGTGTCAGCACATAATAGCTAATATGATGTTTAATATGGGAAGACCAAGACTCAGTAAATTCAAGGGCATGAAAGCCGGGGTTGATGCTCGTGATTGGAACCGCGCAGCAGATGAGATGGTAGACAGCCGCTGGTATGATCAAGTAACTAATCGCGCCAAGCGTTTGGTAGCGCGTATGAGGGCTTTAGATAGCTTGTGATATCTCCAAGGTGTGCTATAAGAACACCTAAGACTTAATGCGGAGTTATCGGAGTGGATGAAGTTTACTTTGCGGAGGCCGTTTTCCGCATAATAAAAGAGCGGCGACACGCGGTTCAAGACTTGTTGATTTATGACAACGTCAGGAACATGGAGCAATATCGTGAGCTCATGGGGAACTTGAAATCCCTAGATCACGTGGAACAGGAACTCAAGAGCCTGCTAGATAAACAGGAGCAAAGTAATGACTGAAGCGCAAGTAAACCTTGATGACGTAGCAGAGGGGGTCGCAAACCTCGCAGATGCGTACAAGGACGTTACCGACAAGGTATTAGACCCCGAAACCATAGGCGGGTCTCTTCTAGATAGAATGCCTGACCCCACGGGTTGGAGATTGCTCATCTTGCCGTACCGCGGCAAAGGTAAGACGGATGGTGGTATTTATTTACCAGACAACGTGGTCAACGAGCAGACGGTATCTACACAGGTTGGGTACGTACTCAAAGTGGGTACGTTAGCCTATAAAGACGCGGAGAAGTTCCCGACAGGGCCGTGGTGTGAGCAGGGTAACTGGGTGATGTTCGCCCGTTATGCGGGCTCTCGTTTTAAAATTGATGGTGGCGAGGTTCGCATTTTGAACGATGACGAGATCTTGGCTCGTATTCAAGAACCTGAAGATATCTTGCATTTCTAGGAGAAAAAAATGGCAAAAGAAAATTTAAAAGAGCCTGAAGATCAGATTGAGCTAGATTTAGGGGACGAGGACCAAGAGGTTGAACTTGAAGCGCAACCTGCGGTTGAAGACGTAGATCTTGAAGACGATAATTTTGAAAAAGCTGAAAACGCTACTCAAAAAAGAATTGATCGTTTAACCAAAAAAATGCGGGAAGCAGAGCGCCAGAAAGAAGAAGCTCTTAAATATGCTCAAGGTGTTCAAGAGGAGTCCGTTAAGCTCAAAGAGCGTATGAGCGCTTTGGACACTAATTATGTAACTGAATACAGCAGTCGCGTCGAAACTCAAATGGCGACTGCGGAACAAGATTTAGCGAGAGCCATTGAAGTGGGGGACACTAACGGGGTTGTCGAAGCGCAGCGTAAGATCACCAAGTTGGCTATTGAAAACGACCGCGCAGAACAGGCCAGAGCGCAGCAAGAACGGCAGGCGCAACAGGCTAAAGCTCAACAAGAGGCGCAAGTTAATCAACCTATGCCCCAACAGCAGCCACGGCGACCTGACCCTAAAGCGGAAAGCTGGGCTCAGAGAAATGAGTGGTTCGGATCAGACGAGGCTATGACTTATGCCGCTTTTGGAGTACATAAAAAATTAGTCGAAGACGAAGGGTTTGACCCGAAGTCAGATGACTACTATACTGAACTAGATCGGCGAATGGTGGAGGAATTTCCGCATAAGCTGAAGAACGGTGGTAGCAAACGACCCGCTCAGACGGTTGCTTCCGTATCCCGCAGTACCTCTGGGCGCAGTAGTGGGAAAAAGGTTAGACTCACCCCTAGCCAAGTCGCGATAGCGAAGAAATTGGGTGTGCCGCTTGAAGAATACGCGAAATACGTGAAGGAGTAGCGAAATGGCCGAAGAACAGAACGAAATGTTTGAAGGAACCGTTAAACGGACTTCTCGCGCAAACCAAACTAGGGAGAAGACGGCGCAGCGTAAGCCGTGGGCTCCCCCGTCTATGTTAGATGCACCGCCTGCACCGGATGGGTTCAAGCATCGTTGGATACGGGCTGAAACCCGTGGGTTTGACGATACGAAGAACGTAAGCGCTAAGATGCGCGAAGGCTGGGAACTGGTTCGTAAGGACGAGTATCCGGACTTTGAGGCCCCGGTAGTTGACTCAGGAAAATACGAGGGTGTGTTTGGAGTAGGTGGACTTATTCTCGCACGGATTCCGTTAGAGACTGTTGCAGAAAGATCAGAATACTTCTCTCAGAGGAACTCTGACCAGATGCAGGCAGTTGATCACGACATGATGCGCGAGAACTCGCATTCAACCATGACGATCAGCAAGCCTGACCGTCAATCTCGTGTAACCTTTGGCGGTCCACAACGGT